AAAACTATCGGGGCACAGGAACTGATACTTAACCTTTTGAAAGAGAGAGCAGAGACAGGTCGTGTTTATATCATGAACATCGATCACTGTAATTCTCACTCTTCTTTCAAGGATAAGGTTAACATGAGTAACCTCTGTCAAGAGATTACTTTACCTACGGATCCTATCAATCATATTGATGATGATGCTGGTGAGATTGCTCTGTGTATTTTGTCTGCTATCAATGTAGGCAAATTGAAATCACTTGATGAGATGGAAGAACTTTGTGATCTTTCTGTGAGAGGATTAGAAGAGTTGATCGACTATCAGGATTACCCTGTAAGGGCAGCAGAACGTGCTACAAAGGCACGTAGATCCCTTGGGGTAGGTTTTATTGGTCTTGCTCATTATTTGGCAAAAAATGGTGTCAAGTATGAAGATCCAGGTGCTTTACAATTGGTTCATGATTTAACTGAAGCATTCCAATACTACCTGTTAAAAACATCTAATCAACTTGCTGTTGAGAAGGGTGCATGTGAAGGATTTCATAGAACAAAATATATTGATGGTCTTCTGCCTATCGATACATATAAAAAAGATGTTGATGAACTTGTAGCACCAGAATACAATTATGATTGGGAAAATCTTAGAGAATCTATCACTACCCACGGACTTAGGCACTCAACACTGTCCGCACAAATGCCTTCAGAGAGCAGTTCCGTTGTGTCAAATGCAACCAATGGAATCGAACCACCTAGAGGATACTTGTCCGTTAAAAGATCAAAGAAAGGACCTCTTAAGCAGATTGTTCCGCAATATGGTACACTGAAGAACAATTACACTTTGTTATGGGACATGAAAAGTAATGAAGGATACATTAAAATCCTAGCAGTGATGCAAAAATTCTTCGATCAGGCAATTTCTGGTAACTGGAGTTACAATCCTTTGAACTACTCCAACAATGAAGTTCCTATGCAAGTTTTTGCTAACGATTTGTTAACTACATACAAATACGGTTGGAAGACATCTTACTATCACAACACATTTGATGATAAAAAGGACGAGGATGAAGGTAATTTAGAAGAAATGAAATCAGAATTAGAATCACTTATTGCACAACTAGAAAACATCGAGGAGGACGACTGTGAATCTTGTAAAATCTGAAGGAACTAACGTAAAAGGAATGACCGTGTTCAACACAACTAAAGTAGATACTAAAAAACAACCAATGTTTTTTGGTCAACCATTAGGCGTACAAAGATATGACGGGGCAAAGTATCCTGTCTTTGAAAAATTAACACAGCAACAACTTAGTTATTTCTGGAGACCTGAAGAGGTTTCTCTCCAGAAAGATCGTGGGGACTACCAGACCCTTCGACCAGAGCAGAGGCATATCTATACTTCTAATCTGAAGTACCAGATCATGCTTGACTCTGTGCAAGGTCGTGGACCTGGTATGGCATTCATGCCTTACTGCTCACTTCCTGAACTGGAATCTGCTATGTCAGTGTGGGGATTCATGGAGATGATCCATAGTCGTTCATACACTCACATCATTAAGAATGTCTATAGTGATCCTTCGGAAGTGCTTGACACCATCCTTGATGACGCTAACATATTGAAGAGAGCATCATCAGTAACTGAATCCTATGATGACTTCCTACAACATGCTCATGAGTACGACACAAGTACTATGTGGGAACTTGCTAGTGAAGGTCATGTTGCAGGACAGTATGATCGCTACTCTCTAAAACGCAAACTTTATCGAGCAGTTGCTAATGTCAACATCCTGGAAGGAATCAGATTCTACGTTTCGTTCGCTTGCAGTTTCGCATTTGGCGAGCTTAAACTTATGGAAGGATCCGCTAAAATTATCTCTCTCATCGCCAGAGACGAAAGCCAGCATCTTGTCCTTACTCAAAACATCCTCAACAAATGGAAGGAGGGAGATGACCCTGAGTTTAAGGAGATTGCAAGAGAGGAGGAACCATATGTGAGAAAGATGTTTATGAATGCAGTTGATGAAGAGAAAGCATGGGCAGAGTATTTGTTTAGAGATGGATCTATGATCGGTCTCAATGATAAACTACTCAAGAACTATGTTGAGTGGACTGCAAATCGTCGTATGAAAGCGATTGGTATCAAACCAGAGTATGATATTGCTGCCAAGAATAATCCACTTCCTTGGATGCAGTATTGGTTGTCATCAAAAGAAGTTCAAATTGCTCCTCAAGAAACTGAGATTGAAAGTTATTTGATCGGTGGCATCAAGCATGATGTTGAAAAAGATACATTCTCTGGATTCCAATTATGACACCACCCTCTTGGAAAATGAAAGCATATGCAGATCCAAACATCTCTGATAGAAATTACTGTCTGCTTAAATTAGGTCCAAGAAATCTAGGTGAACTTTTACACTATCTATTTTTGAAGATAAGGTATTCTTTAAGAGAATAAATAGGTTAGTGATGACTTTTATATGTACGATAATCCATGGTGGTTTGAGGATAAAGTATTTGATACCGATGGTATTAATGGATATTACGGTTTTGTATACTTGATAACCAACACCACTAATGGCAGGAAGTACATAGGTAGAAAGTACTTTTGGTCTTTTAGAAAGAAGAAAGGTCAGAACCGTAGATCCAAACAGGAATCTGATTGGAAAAAGTATTATGGTTCTTGTCCAGAACTGAAAGAAGACATTAAAGTATTAGGTAAACATAAATTTCAAAGAGAAATTTTAAGTTTACATACTACCCTAGGTAAAGTCAATTACGAAGAGACCCGTCAACTCTTTGTATATTCAGTTCTCACTGAAAGCTTGACAGATGGCACACCTGCATACTATAATGGCAATGTTCTCGGTCGTTACTACCGTAAAGATTATTTTAACTATGATTCTTGAGACACTCGCGGCATTTATAATGCCACCCCCACCAGCAACTATCCCGCCAGTGGTTGCTGAAGAACATGTAAAAACCTGGCAGTGTCCTACTTGCTCAGTTGAAGAGCAATATGTTTTAAAGGAACTGCAATCAAATACTAAGATTACCGACCCTAATGCTCTTGCTACATTGATGGGTAACATCAAGCCAGAGAGTAAGTTCATCCCTAACATCTGTGAAGGTGGTGCTCGCGTCTCATATACTGAATGTAAGGTTGGTGGATATGGTTTAATCCAGTGGACTTCTATTGGTCGCTACAAGGGTCTTGGTAATTTCTGTGCTAAGTACGAATGTGATCCATCAACTCTGTCAGGTCAGGTTCGTTGGATGATTAATGAACCTATCTTCCAACGTGCTCTTCCTGTATTTGAAGGACATGACCAAAGTATTTCATATTATATGAAACCCGCATACTACTGGTTAGGATGGGGTATCAAAGGTAACCGTGAAATATATGCATGGGACTATAAAGACAAATTTGTATTGTCTTGACAAACAAAACTGGATAGTGTATACTATCCTTATGACTCAGTAGCTCAGTGGATAGAGCAACTGCCTTCTAAGCAGTCGGTCGTTGGTTCGACCCCAACCTGAGTCGTTCAATCCTCTATAGCTCAGTTGGTAGAGCAGGTGACTGTTAATCACCCTGTCCCTGGTTCGAGTCCAGGTGGAGGAGTTCGCTCGAATAACTCAGCGGTAGAGTGCCTCCTTTACACGGAGATTGTCGGGGGTTCGATCCCCTCTTCGAGCATAAATAAATTCAGTGATGCAAAAGAAGGCATGTAACATGTTAACTGCAAGATGTAAAGTATGTAATTTAGAAATTACAAGTAATTTAAAACCACAATGCTGTGGGTGCTCCAATCAAATGACTATATGTAGAGACACTATCACTGCCAAAGATATGTCGATGGTTCTCTTGATTAATTCTGAAAGAAATGTTAAGGATTCCACAGTCCTTAGTGCTAATGACTTAGAATACCAAGAGAACCGAAGGAAACGTAAGGTTCGTAAACTTGACTTTGAGGTAAAATGAATTCTAAACATGACAAGCGTAAGGATGCTCTTGGTCTCTTCTATGAGAGTGTTCTTAAACCTGATCCTCAGTTACGTCAGTGTGCTCATAACCAGGAATGCTACAATGAGTTA